TTCTATCTCCCACCAAAAGATTGTCAACGTCTATGGTCTTGTCAATTAGGCACGACTTAATCAAATATGATATAACCATTCCCTTTTTAATTAATGCACGAGATGTAAGTATATCCTCTTCATGTGCAGTCATTGCCTTTATATCAAGTGTATCAACGCCGTGAAGTGCTGTGTTTACAGGATAAACCTTTCCTTGCGATGGAACTGGGACAGAAGAGACAGGGACTTCCCATCCAAACTCATCTTTTGTTACATCCTGCTTTTGTATTGCTTTTTCAGGTGTGGTATCGTCAGAAGATGAAAAAATTTCATTTCTCTTTGCACGATCTGTCATATTCTAAAACCTCTTTACTGATTATGAATAAATATTATTATCTATTAGTCTAAGTGTAAACACTTTTCAACCTCCAAAAAAGGAGGTTGAAAAAAATAATACCAAGATAATCGTATCAGTACTGTAAGACGCAGTTATCAAACCTAAGCGTAAGTGCAATCTCTACGGGTGATCCATCGTCATCGTATGTAAGGCTGTTAAAGTTTGCGGTTTCAATAAAGCAACCTTTCATATCCCACAATTCAACAACTGTTCCAATTGGATCGAGTAGCTTAATCTGACAATCCCTCTTGTAGAAGTCTGCATATCCAGCTCTTCCTGAAACTGTCTCAGCGTGTGTTCTAATCCACTCCATGACCTGTTGAGCACCAGAAGGTGCTATCGGATCGTGCAACGTAATAGACATGTTGCTGAATGTTAACCTTCCAGCAAGATATCTCTTTGTATTAATCCACGGTATTTCCTGGACATCCATAGACATCTCAGGTCTTGCTGCTGTTTTCATTAGAAAAGCATCTATACCCTCAATTGAAAAGATCCACCTAAACTGTCTTTTAGGCTCAAATTTATTGGGTAACATATCTGTGACAGAAAGTGTTTCAGCCATTTATAATTCTCCTAAGAATAACTATTCGTTTATAAGTATTCATCACCATATTTTTAAACATTATCAAATGCATCCGATCCCGCATTACTTAATACAAAGTCAAGTGATATGAACTCTGCTGTTCTTGTGGGCTGGAGGAATATTTTTCCTCTAATTGTGTTGTTCTCAACATCCGCCTGAGTTGTAGTTGTCGTATCTATAACAACTTTATATCTATCTACACCAGAGTTTTCCTGTATAGATTTAAGAATTGGATTGACAAGTGCGCTAAATCTTGCAAGTGTCTCTTCTCTATTTGGCTCAAATAGCAGGCTATTAGCAACTGCTCTAACCTGTCTTCTAAGCTCTATTAGAAGTCTTCTTACATTAACTCTATCAAGAGACGAGGCAGCCTGCTGAAGGGTTTTCTGTCCAAAGACCATAGGATCACCACTAGCAGTGTCTGCCGGTACAATCGGGTTAATCTTTGCATCATACAGCGAATCCTTTTGTTCGTTTCCAAGTGATAGTCTTAGCAGCTGTGCACCCGATATCTTACCTCTGTTCTGACCCGCAGGAGCAAACCATGGCTGTCCGATTCTATCATTCAGAGAGAATGCAGAAAGTGCTCCAACAGAAGCCGGGCAATATGGTGCATTTCCTGTGTCAGGATCTAGTAGCTGAATATCTGGGAAATATGCTGCTGTAAAGCTTGAATCAAGATTACGATTTCTAAATGCCTGGACTGTATAAGTTACGTTTGGAGAGGAAAGCGATGATGTAATAACTGCATCAAATGCATCTCTTTCCTCAATGTCCATAATGTACAATGAATCAAATCTATTTTCAATTGCATCCATGGCAAAGTCAGTTACTGTGTTGTGTCTAATACCAGGTATTGCAAGAAGCTTAAAGTCGACGTTCGATTTATCACCCATTACCTCTACAGCTTTTCTATATGTCGCAACTGTAGGCCCTGATAATCCACCTTGATTGGTTGAGTCGTCTATCTCTCTTTTAACTGCGGTATTTGTGAGTTCTCTCTTGTTTGGATCAAACATATTAACGCCATCAAAGCCTCCCTGCAAGAAGAAAGAGAATTTTGACCTCAGCCTGTTGCCTGACACCTTAAGATCATCTATCTTCCATGCTCGAGTCTTAGCAGAGTCGGATACTGAAATGTTACCTTTTCTAACATATGAACAGCTTAACCACTGCTCAGAATCTGCAAGCCCATCAGAGCCTGTTACAACTTTAATTTTTTCTAGAGAAAATGCATTATTGTTAAACACATCACTGTCTAGAACTGTACCGCCGCTTGGAGGTGTTCCTGCATTTGCTCCTGCCCATGGATTCATTGATGTGGGATGGTGTATTGGAAAAAGTCTTGTTAGGCTTCTAACATGTCCACTATATCTAATTTTTTGACTTCCGTCTGCCCCGATTATTACTGCTGGTATGTTTGGATCTAGCTTAGATTGAGATTCTTCAAACTGAACTCCCCAATATAAGTCAGAGTTGTCTGTCTTGTCCATTCCTTGACCAACAGATATACTTTGTCTGAATGGAACTGGCGGCTCAACAACTCGCTTGAGTGTATCATTGGATACAATGTGTGGAACGCCGCCACCAGCGTCGGCGACGTATGAAGCAACTGAGGCTGTTATGCACTGTGCAAGAGGCAAGCTTCCAGACGTGTTTAAGTGGTACGGACCCCTAAACCCAACTGGGACAGCATTTGACGGTACTTGTCCATTTATAAGTGCCGGAGATTGCTCAATTCTTATGTAGTTTGATTTATTAGGATAATCACCCTCAATCACCATTCTCTGCTGACTAGGTGCTTTATCAAAATCATAGAACATTTTTTGGTCGCCGATGACCCTTGCGACAAAGTTTCTACTTGTTGGGTCTAAGTCAACAATCCATGCAGGTTCAAGAAGTTGTCCGTCACCATCTTGACTAGTCCAGGGCCTGACCTCTATTGCAAATGTCGTAGGAGAACCTCCTGCGCCAAGTGTAATATTGCTGATTGATATCTTAAATCTGGTGTTACTAACGTCTCCATCACTAATTGAATGAACCCTAAAGAGATCGTAAGTTGTACCACCAAATTTCTGTGATGTAACGTAGGGAGAAAAGGGTGCCCTAAATCTATCTTTAAATCCTTCAAAGTTTGGACCCTGAGCCCCATATTCATTCCTCGGAGCTGAACCGGTTGTTATAAAGGCAGCCTGTTCAAGATCAGATTCACCGCCTGACGGCTGGGCTTCACCACATACCAAGCCTGAAGCTGTGACAACAGCATATGTTTCAAAAACAGGATACTCAGTGTAAAGTAAGTGACCTAGCTCTTCAAACTTATCAACCTCTTTATTAAGCACGTTTCCAAGATATGAAGGCTTTACTGGGTTAAATGATGCTGTGATTACGCTAAGGTTGTCACCTGACTCATTTGACTTGGGCTTCAATCCATTTATGAGAAGAACAAACTCGTGTGTATCTGTGTTTAGAGTTCCAGTATTGTATCCGACAAATGTTTGGTTCACATCAATCGCTCCAGCGGCGTTGCTGGAGGCATATACTGCTTTGAGATTAGCCTGACCTCTTAGCGTTTCAGGATCATTGCTGGCGTTTAGGGGTCCTATGCTTGTTGACAGCGTAAGTCTGACACCACTAGGTGTTAGAAGAACTGCTCGGAGAATTGGATGCGCTTTATCTTCTCCCAGGATTGATATATCAGAGTCTGTAAAGATTCCCTTGTCGGTATCCCCTGCTACGTTTGCTCCATCTGACTGAGACATGAAGCAGCCGAGAAAGTGTGTTCTTCCCTTTACTGTGTTTGCTGTAACTACAGGTGCAGCAAAGTCTGACACATCATATCCATATTTATTTTTACCTATGCTTCCATTTGCCTGGACCAGCCTCTCTCCAACTGTAAAGCCAGCGTTTGTTACCTCGCCCGTTGATGTACTTCTTTTCTTTCCATCTCCAACACCGAGAACTCTAAGATATGCTACTGAGTTTGCATTTTTAAGCCATTCATTAACGGCGATGGGACCAAACATTGTACCATCATTTTCACCAAAAAGTGTTTTCCACTCAGAATATGCTCCTTTTAATACCGGAACAAAAGCAGGACCCTCTGTGGCAGTTCCAATAATACCCGCAGGTACTCCGGAAGGCTGGGTTGCCGGTGTTCCCGTTGCATCGATTTCTGTTGCTGATACTCCAGCACTTCCAAAAGGTATGTCAGCCATTTATTTTTTCTCCAATCTATATGAATTAACTATTCTTTCACTCAAACTCTACACCTGAATTTGTGATGATAAAGTCCATAACTATAAATTCTACTGCTCTTGTTGGAACAAGAACTATTCTTCCGTTTAGTTTATTAAGCTCAACGTCTCGTTGAGTGTTGTTACTTGAGTCACAGACGACCTTGAATTGATCAATACCTTGTTGACTTTGAATGAGTGCAAGCTTTGGAATGACCTGTGAAACGAACTTAGCTCGCGTTGCAGGTGTATTTGGCTCAAAGAGCAAGCCATTGGCAATCTCAACAATTCTCCGCTTCACCTCGAGCAACATTCTTCTAACATTTACTCTATCAAGAGCAGATTTTTTAATTTGCAGAGTCTTCTGACCGAATATTACGTACCCAGCGCTTGGAAATGATGCAATAGGATTAACTCTTCTTTCATAGAGGTAGTCTCTATCTGCTGCATTTAATCTTGACTTAGTATTTACAACAAGCTCAAGTGCCGCCCTGTTGAATCCTGCCGGTGCAAACCATGGGAATCCAACTTTGTCATTGTACCCTATAGCTCCCAATACTGAGACTGAAGCAGGTACTCTAACCTGTGTATCATTTAGATCATCAATTAGTGTAACATCAGGGAAATATGCTGCTGTGTAGTTGTTATCTATCTTTCTTGCATCAAATACATCCGCTGTTTTTACGACATCAGGTCTGGACACACTATCATCAAAAAGTCTCTCCTTATCCTTGTCGTAGTTAGGAATGTCTTGTGCATAGAATATTCTGCTGTTTGCCTTAACCTTGCCAGATATGTGATCTGTCGCAATAGGTTGTCTAACACCTGGGACGGCAAGAACATTGACTCTTGTCATTGTCCTGTCTGTCATAATATCAGCTGCTGCTCGATAAGCCGCAACAGTTGGGTTAAATTGATCTATTCCAAAGTTATTCCCATCAGCACTTGAAACATCTATGCCGATATCAAGATTTACACTCGGTACACCTTTACCTCCTGTGTCTGATGACATTGCCTTGTCATTCATCTTGGCCATGTCAGGATCAAGAATATTTGTACCATCCCATCCTCCAAACATAAAGTTTGTAAATTTCATGTAATCTATAAACTTGTTAAAGTATGCTGATGAAGTTAGTGAGCTCAGTGTTGCAAAAGTTACCCTATCAAAGCCTCCATATGATATCCCGTACGTTCCAAGTGCAGGTCTTCCATTTCTAACATATACTGACTCTAGCATGTTATCTTTAACTGTCCCAGTTATTCCACTTACGACAGATCCTACAATATCAGATGTTACCCTGTGTGGTAGAGAAACTCTTGCCAGTGTGAACTTATTGTTGTTAAATGCATCTGCACCGACGCCTGTTACAACCTGGTCCATCTTGATTATGCCTAACATTTTCGAGTAGTTGTCAAAGATATAATTATGTGGACCTAAGTTAGGATCAAGTGTTGCATCTGTTTTGCCTGGGTTAGTATAGGATGACGATATCGGAATCCTGTCAAATTTGCATCCCCAATAAAGTCTATTATCAACTTTTTCTTCCATTCCCGCTGCTGTTCCAAACGATGTATTCATCTTACCCGTTGTAAGCTTATACCTGTATGGAACTGGAGGTAATATGGAGTGAGAAAGCTCAGATACCATGTTCCCTAAGTTTCCTGTCAACGGGCTGGTGCTGATGGCTGGATCAAGACTGCTCGAATAGTATCCTACATGGCCTCCAAATCCAAATGTTTGCCTTTCTCCATAGGCGGTGTCTGTCATACCCATTCCACCACCTTTGCCGCCAACTTGGCCAAGCCTTCCAAAAAGTGATGCTGTCGTGTCAGTTAATGCGTCATGTGTCTTTAAGACTGGGCACCCTCTAAAGCCAAATGGTAGAGCGTCTGCAGGAACACTGCCGTTTTCTAAGGCAGCATCCATAACAACACGTACCCTTGTAGATACGTTTGGATATCTTCCCTCAACGATCATTCTTCTATCAGCGACTTTTAACTGATCAAAATCATATGAAAGCTTAAAATCACCAATCTTCCTGGCAATATAATCATCGCTATTTGGGTTTAGCGTGCATAGTGGATACTGCTCTAATACCTGAGGTGAAGCATCAGTATCATAGTGATCTCTAACCAGAACAGTAAACGTTCCATATGGATTTGTTGAGTCTGTGGATCTCTTGACTGCTGCTATTGATATTTTATATTTATTTATTGTTTGACCACCGTCGCCTATTGTCTCAAAGTGAAACAAGCTGTGCTCTTTTGAACCGTAAGGCTGTGAAATAAACTTTGTAGTTCTTGAGCTGTCATACCTCTTGTCATATCTCCCAAAAAGCTTGTTATAAGTGAGTCCTGTTTTATTATTGGATGCCCTACTTCCAGATGTAATTGCTACAGATCCAGTATGAACCGAGACTTTTGCAATCTCATACTCTACTGGGAAGTGTGCGTAGAGAAGATGTTCTTCCTCTTGAAATCTATCTGGTGAGGTATTTAAGATATTTCCAATATAAGCATCGTCTGCTGGATTTAACGATGCTGTTAGAATTCTAATTCCCGGGTATCCTTCTGAATTTCCAAAACCGCCGTTTGCAGATCCAGCTGATGAAGATAGTACAATCTTAAATCTTGATTTAAGCCCATTTTCTGATAGGGTTTCTGGCCCTATGTCAGCAAAGTCATTTGCACAAAATGCACTGTGCTCATCGGCACCGTTCCTGCCAGTGATTGTGCTATATCTCTGATTGTGACTCATGATCTGCATGCGAGTTCCAGTTGCAAGCATGACCATTCCTCTGACAAGGTTTACACCCTTGTTCAGTATGTCGTCGAACGAGGAATCGCCTTCAAACCCCAGGTTGTCCATTTTGGTACTGTCATTGTCTGTGAATATTGGAAAACCTACAGACTCATATGCTGCTGATACGTGATGTCTGGCAACAATAAACTGGACTGCGCCCGTTTCTTTTCCTTCGCCATCTTTAGTACCACCAGTAGCTATTGACTGTGGCACTATCTTGAAGCCCGCAGATCTGACTGTTCCTCTAGCCTCTGTTGTTGTAAAGTCACTTGTTGTCTGGTTTGCACCAGCACCAAGAACTCTAACATAAGTAAGTGCTGTTCTATTTCTCAAAAATTCTCTGACTGCATATGGTCCAAATTTATCAGATTTAAGGCCGCCGAAGCGCCTAATGAAGTCAGTGAATGATCCCACAGTTACAGGAACGAAGGCTGGACCTTCCATTGCTGTTCCAATTACACCGCCTGGGACCCCGACAATCTCTGTTTGTCGCTGAGATAGGTCAACTTCATTCTCGAAGAATCCTGGGGATTTAAAAACCTGTTCTGCCATTGATTAGTCTCCCGTTTTTTACACAAATGCTACAGCTATAACTATCAGTCAAGATTCCAAATGTCCCCATCTAATAAGCTTAATCTGAGAAGATATCTAAGTCTTCGACTTTCATTGAAGACATGACTGTCTCTCCAGATCGCTGGTTTCTTGTGAGAACCTTTACTAGCCTCTTTTCTGGCTTCCCTGTAAACGGATCTATGTCCTCTACCAAAAGCCTGGCGCTGTCCTGTCCCCTCTGAATTGAATCTGGAGTATTTAAATTATCTGTATTAATATCACTTAAAATAAATTTATCAGGATCATTTTGAATAACAGCAGTTGGCTCTTGTGTGTAAACCTCTGTTGTAACGCCCTTTATTCCAAACTCAATATGAGGCGATGAATAAAATCTTCTAAATGGGCTTGGTAGTCCTGGTTGTTGTGGTGCTAGCATGTACGATGGAACTGACATATTGAAAGAATATTTTACAATTCTTTCATCGTCAGAGAAGTTGCTAAAGTTATCTTGTGTTGTCAATGGTGACTTTAAATAAGCAACAAATTTATATCCTGTCGGAGTCTCTATCTGGAATTCATGCCCCTGACCGTCAAACCTTGCCATCATCGATTCAATAAGCTGATTCATCTGTGACATATACTGTGTCCAAAATATAATCTCATATTCAATTACGAAGAAAGTAGGGTAGGGAACAGTAATTATTTCAAAGATGTTATCTCCCAGGTTAGGAGTAAGGTGAAAACCTGTTGAATTTTGTACAAGCTTTGAGTTTCCTCTCTCTCTTCTAGATGCAATTCTTCCTGGGATGGCATCTCTGTCTGCTGCTGAACCTGAGACATTGTTTTGAAAATTATCTACTGTGGCAACGTTTGACTGATTTGCAAGTGAGAGCTTATTAATAATTTTTTGATACTCCCTATCCTTTTTGCTAAGCCTTTTTTTTACAACATATGTTGATTGATCTCTGTGTGATATTGGTGTACCGTATCCTGACTGTGCAGGATCATGTATTATTGAATTTCTATGTATCGAAATTATTGGGAGTATTAGTGCGTTATTTCTATCTCTAATCGGCTGTCTTCTTCTTGTAAGAGCAAATCTTTCTCCTGCTGCAAACACTACAGGGACTCTTGTTACTTGTTGATCTATCTCAACCTCAAACGCAAGCCTTTTATCAAACAGATTAAACAATGCTCTATCTGTATCTTCGATTCCGACTGGGGGTATAAAAAAATCATCAGGAACATTTGTCCCCTCATATCCAGTTGGGATTTCCGGCTTTATCTTTATATCTGACATCTTTAACACTCATCTCCGTAAAATGCAGACCCAGCACCTGTCTGATCTCCCTTGCTAGATACTTCAGCAGGTTTTTCTGATATTGGTTTGTCAAGCACACCTTTTTTCTGGAGTGCTCTGACATCCCCAGTCATTCCAAGTCGATTTTGCGGTCGACCTCTTTGCTGAACGAATGTATCCTGAACGGCATCTGGATCTGAGTATGACTCGTCTGTCGGGCCGAAAGTCTTTGAGAGAAATTGACCCTTTCTTGACTGCTTGCCTGTAACTGTTGTAAATCCACCGTGCTCAACTTGTCCGTAAATTGTGTCTGTATCAGGAGCCTGAATCACCTCAAAGAAAACCTCACCATAGCTAAAAAAGTCTCCCTCTTGAATCTCTATGCCCTTGTCGAGAAGATCTCTTTGTTGAAGATAGCATTCAATAGTATAAAATTCTTCGCTACCGAAATAGTTTGCACGAATCTCCTGCGGCTCATATTTAACCATTGCGTCTATTTCAATGGGATTTTCAAACACTTTGTTTGGTGCTTCTTCGTAGACGTCATGAATATCAGATTTTATTTCAGATATCGGAAAGTAGTATATCTTCTGTCCGACTACATCCTTAACGATCTCTTTTGCAACATCATTTATAAAATCTATCTCTCTTGGTGTAATAAAAAGTCTTGCCATATCCTACCTAGCCCATGAATATTGCTAAGCCGTTAGGCATTGGAACGTGTCTTAATTGCTTCTGGATTGACTCTGCACGGGTCGCCGCTGTTTCCATTAGTTTATCATACGTCATTGTATCCAGCATCTCTCTAAGCTGCGTTATTAAAGCATTCTTATCCTCTCTTCCTTGTGATACAAGCTCGCCTCCATTAAGAGTTAGATCTGCTCCTGGAATTGGAACAGATGAAAATTTTGATCTGATTAGTCCCAGTGTCTCCTTTGAAAGAGCAAGTGTGTATTGTCTTATCCACTGTCTACCAATGCTGTTTATATTTGTATATTTTAAATTTCCAAACGGAAG